GTGGCCACTTGTGTTTTTCTTGTTAATTTTCGTAATTCAAGGAATAAGTGTGGGTTGGCCGTATCATTGGTGGCCAATCTGTTTGTGTCCACTTCGTTTATGTACTTAGGGTAAACACCGTTAGGGTCATAGAAACCTTTATTAGAAACGGCCAACTCTACAGGTTTTCCAGGTAAAGTGCCTATAATAATCGGTTCCTGACAACTCTCACCATCTCTAAAATACCCAAAAACCCAACTGCCTTCTACCACAAAACTTGGCGAATGGCCTAATCCTGAAATCCCGGAAGAAGTAACAGGTAATAAGACTTGTGCCCACGGTAAATCTGTAGTAGGCAAGTCATCTTTGTTATCTGTATGAATTCCCACACATCTAACTCTTAGACGGCCAAGCTTCTGAGGGTCTTGCCTGTCTTCTACTACGCCGTTAAACCAGAAAAAACCGTTACGGCCGATAAAATTTGTATCATATCTCATTGTTTTTTACCGATATTTGTCGCCTTTTAATACGCTAGCCATACGCATTATTTGCCTATTTAAATAAATCATACGCATAGCCGCCTTCGTTAATATTTTAAACACATTCATTCACTAAACCCTTGTCCATATTGATATTTATTCTACGCATCAATGCCTTTTTTCTTCTCTTCAGGTTGTATTATATCTTTCAATACCTCAGACTTAATACAAACGGCCTGTTCAACCTCTTGTTCAGGATAGTTCTCTTTCACTAGTCCCATTATATATGTCTTATTCACTTGAGCGTAATAGATACACTCTTCTGCTGTAGAAAACACAGGTTGAGTTAATATATACAAATCTCTATCTTGTTGCATAGGTGTCAAGTTCATCATAATCACAACGAGTATCCATTTCATTTCTTTTCCTCTTGTTTAGTGGCCGTATCACATTCTCCACAGCAACTTGGCGTACCACATTGGTTATGTTCTTGTTTATACACTTTCAGTTTACTCTTACGAATATCAGGAGAGGCCTTTCTTTTTGGTCTCCATAGTTCTGTTATCTCTAATATCTTAAAAAACATTATTCTCTAATTCCTTGTCGTTGTCTGACTGTTACATAGTATTCTACTCTCATCAGTTGTACTATGGCCAGCCTTAAAAAATCGGCGGATTCTCTTATAATTCTGCGAGGCCATCAAGTGTTACCAAATCCTCTTGGTATATGTTGATACTAGAAGTATCTGACTTACCAGTAATAAGAGGGTCGGATTCACTCGGATATGCGTTCCTAACGCTATCTTTATAGCATTTGATGACCATTTCATGCGTCTTTGTTTCCACTGCTATAGTGTGTTTAATGGCCATTATCAAATATCGTCCACTTGTATAAGGTTGTGGTTGATTCGCCTCAGGTTGTAATATAGGGCAGGTAAAGTTAATCACATCTCCTGCATTTAGATTGGTGTTACCGTATACCAACATTGTAAGATTCATATTGTTAAATCCTACTCTTTGTGAGATTAACTGTTGTAATGTATTCTTATAAGGCACAAACTCATACTCATTATGTACTTTTGCCGTTTGTGACTTGACCATTACCTTTGCGTCAGGAAAGTCAAACAATGTCTTATTCGTATCAGCATATTGACTATCAGGTAATATGTATTTGTTTGTTGATTTCTGTCCTTTATCGTGTTCTAAATGATAATGGTTTTTAAAGTCGTTCTTGTAATTATAATCGGTCGTTGTAATCGTTTTGTTAAATGCGTCATGCACAATTAACTGATTTGCATATAAACCACCTTGTATGTTGGCCAATGTATCAACTGGTTTGTCAAACTCATATCGTATCACGGTTTGCATACGCCTTTGTATATCTTTGACCTCTTCTTTTTTACTATCTTTTACAGATACGATTTGTGTATTGAAATTCCATCTGGCTGGTCGCACAACAGCACCACCCATTGCGAGCATAGACTCAATACTACGCAAATGAAAACCTCTATTTGTTTCATAGAATAGGTAACCTGCGTTTTGATACTCGGCAGATATAGCATTGTTGTTTAAAAATCTAATTGCACCATATGGCTTCAAACTAGGTATGACATACTTTGCGTTAGTCTTCGTAGGTTCTACAAAGATTTTTTTCTTTGAATTCAAATACTTTGATTGTCGCATTATATCTAATACGCCGTTCTCTACGGGGCCTGCGTATGCTTTACTGACTAATGCGATATTGTTGTTGTACATCTCAGGCGAACAGAAATATATCTTATAGTATTGACCTGCACCTGTCGTATCTTCTTTTTTTACATTATCTACTTTGTAGATTTGAAATGGTATGCCGTTATCTTCGGTGTAATTAAAACCTGGTAGACCTGGTGTATTCAACTTTAATGATAGTCGTTCTAAACCTGTGATTGGAAATATAGACCTTACATCTTGCGTATCATATACTACAAGTGAGCCTACTAGATTATTAGAAAAGATATCCTCAGTAATAGACAAGGTCAAGGTAATACCTCTAATGTCTATTGTCTTTGGTTTACTTTCTTCTTTGTCTTGTCTGTATGAAATAATAGTTAATTCTGATAAATTATATTTACCAACTTTATCTAAAATATCTCTTTCAAGTGTTGCCATGTCATTTACTTACTAATCAGTTTTTGAAATTCATCTTCAAATGCCTGAAGATACTGAGGAGATAATAACCTTATCTGTCGTTTTTTATCTTGTAATCTTCTTTCATATTCTATATTTGATACTGATTGAGCCTGAGGGTCATCACTGTTCACCTCAATGTAATGGTCATAGTCAGCTGGTCCTTCAGCAGTTATGTGACCACTTGATTGTAATTTCTCATAGTGGTGTATACCTGCTGGATTTGTATATTTGTCTGCGACATATTGTTGGAAGTTGTATTCGTCTAACGGCCAATCGTAATATCTATTGACAATATCGTTAACTAAACAAACAACCCAAAAATAATCTGTAGTACCATAGGCCTTGTACGCAACTGTTTCAGGTGATTCACCTTCTTGTACATCATACTTGTCTAATAGTGCTAGATTGTTTACAATTTTACTTCTTACTTTTACTCTACGCCATATATTAGTAATAGTTTTCTTATTACCATCACCTCTCATATCGTAGGTAGTTTTAGGAAATTGACTAAAGTATAACATTATGCGCCTTGCTCTATGTCTTGTTTAGTGATAATTCTGTCTTCAATGAATGACACTGATAATTTTGTATGTACAGGTCTACCATCTTTAAATGTTGTAAACTGGCCATCTGGTGCGTAATCAACATCAACACCTGTACAGTAACAAGCACCAATTTTATTTAAGTGTGGGTTTTCACCATTGTTAAACATATAACTTATTCTAAAGTAATTTGGTATTTGAAATACACCACCCATTGTACCGCCTAAAAAACCAGGCGATGAATTATATTTAAAGATTGCAATAATCTTATCTACCGCTTCTGCTTCTCTTGGATTTCTTGGCCAAAAGTCAAAATCAAAAGAGAAATTTCTAAAGTTTGGTGAGTTATAAAACTGTTCATTTCTAGGATTTATTGCAACACCAGCTCTCTTAGCCGCAAATCTAACGGGGTCACCTGCACCAGCTAAACTAATAAATTCACCTAATGCTTCTTTACCTTTTCTAATTGCTGGAGATATAACACCTTGTAAGGCAGCTTCTACTCTATCCTTTGCACCTTCAGCTGACATAACAGCATTTGCACCTACTTCTAAGTCGCCTGCCATACCTGCTGTATCTGATTCATAATCTTGTGAATAAGTTGCTTTCACATTTGTAGGCATATACAATGCAATAGCAGATGTTGTAATAGAATGAGATGGTGTTTTAGCTGTAATCTTCTCACTACGACCAATCTCGCCAGATTGTCTAAATGCACTTTGCGTATTTGATTTATAACTTACAAAACCTGATTCAAAAACTATGTAATGACCTAATTCGTTAGAACCAAGGTCTAATGGATATTGTACTGGACTAAATGACAATGGATTTTGTCTGACCTTTTGGTCAGGTGAATCAGGCAACTCAAATGGTGACTTAGATAACAGCGTGGCTGCTACTTTACCAGCATCTTTACTTGAACCTGTGTTTGCAAAGTTACTGACAATATCATTAAGAAATGGTGTTGCCAAACTTGTCATAACGCTTTTTAGTGATTTAAATGCCATATATAAATATCCTTTGATAGTAATATTTATATGTTATTGAGGTGATATATGGCAAAGAGTTATAAAGGTTTATACAAACCAACCAATCCAAAGAAGTATGTTGGTAATCCCAATCAAATAGTGTACAGGTCACTCTTGGAGAGAAGATTTATGCGTTATTGTGATTTAAATGAGGACATTATTGCGTGGGCAAGTGAAGAATTACCAATCAGATACTATAATCCACTAGATAAGAAGTTTCACAGATACTTTCCAGACTTCATTATTAAGACGGTCAACAATGAGAAATTTATTATTGAGATAAAACCTCATAGACAATCAACACCACCTAAAACTCCTAAAAAGAAAACTAAATCTTTTATGCGTGAGAGTTATGAATATATCAAAAATCAGGCCAAGTGGAAGGCAGCGATGGCCTATTGTGAAGATAACAATATGAAGTTTAAGATAATTACAGAAAAAGAATT